GAGTGTTTCTTCCACTTCGTCTTCAAGGTATTCTTCTTCAAATTCCTCTTCTAACTCAGCTTCAGGTACAGAATCATTCTCAATTTCTCCTAAATCTTCTTTAGGATTGATCATGCCCAATATTGCTTCAAGTCCAGCAGTTTCTGTAATTGGGTCGTTAATAGAGAGTTCCGAAGAATTGTTCTCATTTGTATTGCTCATTTTAATATCCTTTAAGGGTCGGCTTTGCCGTTATCCTTTGTTAAGTGATAATTTTTGGTTTGTTTTTTTGTAAATCTAGGTATTGCTGAAGAGTTGGTGTGTGAAATAACTCGTCAGTAAACCCATCTACCTCTTGTAACGTCAACTTAGTAAACGCCACTCCTCGCATCCAGTTAACCAAATCACCAGATACGATGTAATACTCTTTATCTTCCTCGGATTTGTTTTCCGAGTGTTTCTCGTTGGTTTGCATACCACTCCAAGTTCTCTTTTAAAGCCTTAACTACCTTAACCTCTCTCCAAAGAGCTTCACCTAATTCGGGTGTTTGCACTCCAGAAAAAGCCCTGTATAGATTATCTTCCATCTCCTGAAAAATAAACTGTACTGCGCCATCCTCAATAAGCCTTGCGGCTGCGTTTGCTACTTTTAACTTAGTGTCGTTATTTGCGCTCTCACTAACAAGACTAGTTACCAATCTTGACTGCTCTCTCACTGCGTGCCTCCAAGTTAAGTTCCGCTAACTTAAATTCGTTCTCATCTTCATGCTCTCGCACTTTAAGCATGAATTGTTGCTCTTTAAGGGCTAGCTCTTGCCTATCTAACTCAAGCTTGGCTCTCTCTATCTCTACCTGCGCCATTAACGCCTGTTCTTGCGCTGATGGTGGCTGTGGTTCAGGTTGCCCTGTAAACTCAGCAGGTGGCTCTGTGAAGTACCTACCATGTGCGCTCTTATCATACAGTCTTACCATATCTTCTTGCAACTGTACAATCTGCTGTGGTGTAACAGTAACTCCCATGCCGCCAGCGCTAAGCATAGCTTGTTGTGCGGCCATAGTTTGTTGCATATGGAATAACTGCTCAGTCTTAGATCCGTTGCCTAAACCGACAAGAACTGTAACGTCTTTTCTTGCATGCCAGTGTCTTGGGTCTACCTCTACAAACTTGTTGTCTAGCCGGAATATAGACTTGTCATCTGCATGAGCTATCTCTAGCTCGTAGATACCCATAAAGACTTTGCGTAAAAATTCACCAAACTCTCTCGCTATTAAACGAACTCTAGCCTGACGTTTAGACAGAACCTGGCTAACTGCACCCGCCGCTGTGTTGCCATGCAGAATGTCAGGACTAATAGAGTTATCAGTAGAGCCTACGTTTTGCTCTAGCATTTGATCAGCAATGCCCATCATATTGTAAGTATGCTGGCCGAATGATGGCTGTTGTGGGAATGAGATAGCATTAGGGTGCTTAACAATGTAAGGCGCACCAGGCTTACTGCTCATTACTGAGTCTAAGTCTACTTGACCCTCTACGATAACGGGGCGACCATTGTTAAGGTTGTACTGGTTATCTAGTTGGTTTCTCCAAAGTGTACTCTTAACTTTTTGGAGTGGAGCCGCTGCATCAGCAGGACAAAGACCTGTCAATCTGTGTGGAATGCGGATAGGAGTCCATACAACAAAAGGAATCTCGTCTACTTCTTCTACATTAAGGACAACATTGCCGACTTTACAGATTTTAATAAGCTCGTCGTAGTCGTCTTCATCGCGATCAAACCGCATATAAATTTCGTGCAAATCGTAAACAGGAGTAATATTGTTGTCATCATCACCATAATAATTATCGCCGTCAAAGTTCCTAGCAATTGATTCAGGAGAGTCATATTCGTTATATCCAGAAGATGTCGATGCTTTTTCAATTTTTTTAGCGTCAAAACCCATTTCAAGCAAATCGCTTTTAGAAACCATTTTTCTTTGACGAACATATTTAGCTTCTTCTACGCTAACTGCATTTCGGTCTATAGCAAACTCTTCGGGCGGAATTACCTCTACCTTTGTTTCACTTTGGGTCTTAGTTCTTAATAACTTACCGCTATAAACACTTAGTTGTGTAAGCTCATCAATAGCTTCTTCAAACTCAGTAATTTCTACTTCTGGATCTGCCATTAAAATAGCAAATGCAGTTTCTGATACTTCTTCAAAAGTATGAGAAGTTACCATGTCTTGCATATTTCTCCAGCGTTTAATAACGCCTTGACGCTGAAGCAAGCCATCCATAAGGCTGTCTAAGATAACGCTAAAGCCATCGTTCTGACGGTAAAATACATATCGAACATAGTCGGTTGCTTGTTGTGCGCCATCTACGTCTTCTGGTCCTTCTGGCTCGAATCTAACAGTCTCATCGTCTGCAATGAAAAGCTCGGCAACATCGGCTTTGATATTCTCAACAGTCTGATAGACTTCTCTGGTAACGATTTTCGAGTAGCCGTCACGTTCATTCCCGTATCGCTCACCAAGATAGTAATCAATAAGATCAGCGCGAGTTTGCGCTGCATCGCTGTCCATGTGGTCAGATACATTGTCTTCGTATGCGTTTATCGTAGTTAGTAAGTCTTTGTTGGAAACTGCCATTATGTGACCCAGTTGTAGTTGTTAGTTTCCTCGGTTTCCCAAGGTCGCCTTTTCTTGTTTGACTCGGATGCCTGTGCAAACCTTTGACTTTGGAATGCGTATCGTGTGGCAGACATTAAATCGTCTTCTTTATCTACTATCTTACCGTTATCACCAAAATGATAAGTCCCGTACTCCTGCTGCCAGAAGTGGCAACTCTGAAATACTTTAAATAATCCTTTCTGCATTGCTCTTGTTAACGCAGTGATACCAGCAGAAATCTTTATATCTCCCTTAGTTTGCGATATGTCAGGGGGATTTGTAAAGTGTTCTGGTAGAAAGTTGACTCCTTCCTGCCTGTACTGCTGTGCCATTGAGTCACCGCCATCAAACGTCCTGTTACCATCGTGCGGCCACGCTATAGGCGGTTGATGTGGTCTAGCCCTTATTGCTATGGCGTGTTCGACTGCGGTCTGACGAGATTCTCTGTATTCGTCAACTATATAAAAGCAACCGTTCTCTGGGTTAATCGCACCCCATACAATCGCTGTAGGATGATCAAACCCAAAGTCAATGCCGCATATTCTAAGCCAAGAATCAGGTATGTCAAAGTCCTCCACTACCAGCTTCTCAAGCGAGTAAGGGAAGACCATGCCTCTACCAAATACAGGCTGACCCTTTGTACGCATTTCCCTTTCATTAGGAAGGTACTGCGCTAGGATCTGCTCTTTTGCATCTTCGTCAAGGTGCGGCGCTTCGTCCCACCCTGCTTGTATTAGAAACTGGCCTTTCTTCCTGTCTTTCAAGAACTGATTAATAACAGGAGTCATGCCGCTTTCAGGAGTAAACGTCATCATAACGTAACCCCTCTTATCCAATGTCCTTGTTAAACACTGGGTATATATATTCTGTGCTGGTTGCTCGTCTAGCCACACCCAGTCTAATGATGAACCCATGAACTTCTCTTCGCCCATCTCATAGGACTTAAAAGATAGTACCGACTCACCTATGTGTACGCCAAAAGCATTGTGAAACTTGACTACAATACTTTCTACTGCGTTTGGTATCTGAGGCTTTCTGACGACATCTACAATGCAGTCTTTAGGTATTGCTCCAGAGCCTCTTAGTTCTAAGTTAACAGGATCACCCAACAGCTCTTTCTGTAGGATGTCTCTTGTCGTAACTGTACTAGCACCAGCAGCCCAAGCGTTGATTGGCTTGGTAAACCGCTTGCCTGTCCACCAGTCAGGGTATTTTCCTGTTAGGTGACACGCTGTAATTCTAGCGCCAGTATAGGTCTTTCCTACCCGGTTGCCCGCCATCGCTAGGCATTGATTGTTCTCTTTTGTCGCATTTGCAAGGATTTCCTGCCAACCATACGGACTCCATTCGGCGATCGCGTTGAACTTTCGCCTTTCCTCTCTCTCCTGCATTAATCTTAGGAGTTTCTCTTTTTCAGCCTTGCTTAAGTTGTTTGACATTAGTGGATGATTCAATCAGCTCGGATAGTTGTTCATCAAGTTCCGCATCAGAAAGGTCAGATACTGTTTGGTTAAGATTAACTTCTTTCGGTTTATCGTGGCCTGTTCTGTGCAGAACGTCTTGTGCCGCCTTTAGGCGAATCTCTGGTCTGACATCTGGGTTTACCATAATGTCTTCAATAATCTTGGTAGCTAACGAGGCA